TATTTTTTCAGATTTACCTGAATGTAATTTTCCTGCTTTAAACTCGTGCATCACTTTTTTTACTTTTCCTGGTTTTTTTTCCATAAAATTTCCTTATCTATTAGTTTTTGGTGCACTCTGTTTTGCAAGACTTACACTAGCACGCAGTTTAGCTAAATCTTCGTTTTGTGCAAGCTTATTTTCTTCATTATTTTGATTTAATAGCGTTTTTAGCTTGTCTAAATTGATTCTATCTTCAGCTTCTTTGCGTTTTTGCTCATTTTCCATAGCTTTAAGGTCAACTTCACGTGCTTTTAGCTTCAATAATGGGTCAGAATCAAATTGTCCTATAACTTTATTTTCTTCTTCAGCAAAATCTTTCATCATTTCAGCTACTAGTACAGCTTTTCTAGCTTCAATTTGAATAGAGATACGTTGTAGTTGTTGCGCGGCTTGTGGATTCATCTGTGCTTGCTGTTGTAACATAGGTATTTGTTGTAACTCTTGTATAAATTCTATCTGAACTTGTTCTTGAGCCATTAAAGAAATGTGTTCAAGTATATTTTTTTGAATTGCAGCAACTGTTAATGGATTATTTCTAACCATATTTAATTGCATGAAATTTAAATGTGCTTCAATGTGAGCTTTATGATCTTGTCCAGGGAATGCTTGGAATGGTTTTCCTGCCATTGCAGTAATATGTTCCAAACTTGGATCCATTGGTTGTGGTTGTTGTGGAGCTGGAAGTATTAAATCAATATCTTTAACTCCCATTGCTTCATACATTTTTCTGTAAGCTTGATATAAATCATGAATCTGTGGATTTGATTGTGCAAGTTGTAATTGTGTTTGTGCTAAAGCAATTCTTTGTGATTGAGAAAATATATTTGGATCTGCAACTGGAATAATATCTACTTTATCATCAAAATCTGCAGCTTTAATTTGTCTTGCTCCACCAACAACATCATATGGATAAACTGGTGGAAGATAAGTTGAAAATACATTTGCTAATAATTGAAACTCTTGTTTCATTGCTGCATAAATTCTTTTATGAATTGCAGACATTACACGTGAACCTCTTTCAAGTAATGCCATTGTAGTTCCAACAGCTGCTTGTTGATTCATATCCCCTACTTGCATATCAGCAATAGAAGCAAATCTTTGACTTGCATCAACAACAATACCCATTAATTGTAATAATGTTGCATCGGGTCCTTTAAATGGTAAAGGTAAAAATGCATCTCTTAAATTTCCGCCTGGTGCATCTACGTCTCTAAATTCACCTGGTTGAATTGGTTGTGCGTCATCTCTAACTCTAATACCACGCATTTTAAATCCTGCTGGTAAGTTAGCTAATGTTCCTGCATCTAATAATTGTCTTAAAGCTTGAGTAGCAGTTCTTGATAAACCACCAATCATATGAATTAAACCAAGACCATAAAACCCAAGTCCCGGTAAAAATTTAAAGTGTACAAAGTAACTAGTTTTTTTCTTTAATGGATCATTAGCTTTGTAATTACGTCTAATAGATAAAACTTCTCTTGAAGATTCTTCAATTGTTACAATGTAAGGTAGTTTAATACCTGTGGGCTCACCAGTCTGTGGATCTTTATCTTCAAATCCTTCCAGATCTAAATCTACATGACATTCTAATAATGTATAAACATCTGCTTGTTTAGAAACTCTAATACCTTGTAATTCTAATTGTTTCTTTTCTATTTCATCTTGTTGTAATGGCGGTTCACCTAATTCAACATCTTTATAAAATCCTGATACTTGTTGTTTCTTTAAATCATTTTCTGAAATTTTAATAACATGAATAATAGCTTCAGCATCTTCTAAAGAAGTTGCAGTATAAGGAACGATTAAATCATCAGATGGAATAAATTTAGATACGGCTCTTTGTAACATTGCATCGTAATAAACTTTTTTAAATGTGGATCCTGATAATGGTAAATAAAATAACATTTGATCAAATTCAGGTTCATACTCTTTCATGACATCCATAATTTGATAATTCATAAAATCTTTAACTCGAGTTGCTTGATCTTCTTTATTACGATCTGATAATCCTACGATTTCAGTTCTAACAGGACCTGCTGCTGGTAATAATTCTTTGTAAGCTTGTGATTGAAATTGTGTTACTGCTTCTGCAAGAACTGGATGAGTTACTCCAGATGCATTTCTAAATGGTTGTGTTCTTGTTTTATAAGTGAATCCTAAAAGATCTAAACCTTTAACATAAGTTTGTTCCCAATCTTGTCTTGAAGATTTGTAATCAGTATATTTTTCTTGAAGATCGGATCCTACTTCTCCGAGTATTTTATCATCTAAAAATTCTGCTAAGTTTGCATCATGATCTTGTCCACCTTCCATTGCTGCAAGTTGTGGATCAAAAGAAATTTCTGCGCCACCATCTTCTGTAGCTGTAATTTCAACAGGAGATTGAGGTTGTTGAATGTCTTCTTGAATTGTTTGTTCTATTTCAGCTTGACCTGGAATTTCAACAGTAGTTTTTGTATTAGGCAACGCCTTATCTATATCAGCCATGACTATCTATACCTTCTTTTGAATAATGTTTCAACACCTTGTGGATTAGGACCTCTATCAGGTGGAATGGTTCTTGTCAAATCTGTATTCACTGGTTCACCTCTACTAATATGGCCACCCTTGTAATATCCTGGTGCAATAGGTATTCTATTTGTAATAGGTGCAAGTCCACCATTTGCAAAACTAACTATTCCGCCTTTTGCATAATCAGGTTCTGGAAATCTATCCATAATATCTTCATAAGGCCTTTCTTCTATTCTTTGTTTATTTTTTAATCTTTCCTCAGATTTTCCTAAATTTTTTATTTTTCCAGTTCCAATTTTTTCTAATTTTTCTATATCACTGTAAGCATCATCAATGTGAAAAGTATCATAATCAAATTCAACTTTGCCTGGATTAGTAGAATCAGGTCTTGGTCTATTTTCTACTATATAAAAATCACCTGGATCTCTTATCTCTTTACCTGTTTTTAAATTAATATCTGATTTAGGGGGTTTATAAGTTATTTCAAAAGGTGAATCTGCTACACCTCCAGTTTTAGATTCAATAGTAATCTCTCCTGTTATTTTATTTTCAGTAAGTGTAATTATTTCTGGTTCTCCAGTTTTAGATGGTATTTCTAATTTTTTAACAACAGTCATATCTTCAACTCTTGAAGCTTTAGGAGATATATCTGTTCCTTCTTTCATAATTTTATTAACAAGCGGTGAAAACCATTCTGGCATTCCTTTTACTCTAGGTAATGATCTAATAATTCCTTTTGCAGCAGCTTTAATTTCAGGAGCTCCTTCTCTAAATAATTTTCCTGCAAATGGTAATGAAGCAAGTCCTGCACCTAAAAATTTTAAAAAGTCTCGTCTAATCATTTGGTAATCCTAATTCTTCACGTTTTTTGTTTTCTTTGTATTCATTATATAAATCATATCCTGTATATAAACTTGAAGCAATAAGTCCCGGTATACCTAAAAATCTACTTGCTCCTGCTATGACTCTTGGACTTAACCCCATTCTTAATGCGGCACTCATAATTCCAGGTTCAGCAGTTGCTGATACATTTTTTAAATTAAAGAAATCTTTTACTTTACCTAAAGCCCCAGCAGATGGATATTGACCTGGTGTTTTAGGAAGACCTTCTAAAAAAGCTAAGTTCATATAAGTAGTTGGACTTGATAAAATATCAGATGCTGGAGTTCCTTTAGCAAGTTCACTTCCTACTTCAGCTACTTCCATAGCTGCAACCGGTAATGGTGTAAAAGCTCTACCTAATCCTTTAAGTGCAACTCCTGCTGCAGATCTAGTCGGTCCGCGACCCGCGCTTCGCGCAGCTTCATAAGTTTCTTTCGCACCGGGAATCGCGAGTGCCGCTGTTAATCCTGCAGTAACTGCTAATGGGTGTTCTGCAATTGGATTATCTGCAAGCCAATATAGTTTATCAGATTGATCTGCAACTGTTTCCGGATCTTTCATAAAAGTCATTAAATCTTTATCAAAATATAATTTAGGAGTTGTCGCTTCCACTATTTGTTGTTCAATGGATTGTTCTGGTTGCGTCTCTACTGCTTGATCTTGGATCGCTGTTTGCATTTCTCCTGTTGGAGTTTTAGCTTGAACAGCACTTGGACTCAAAGCTTCATATCCTAAATAAGCAGCGGCTGGAGCAATGGCCAATGCTCCTCCTTTTTTTATTCCTGCTTTTAAAAGATTTCCAAAAGATTTTGATTTAGATACTTTTGCATTAATTATTTCTTTTGCACTATCTGGTAAATTAGAAAATTCATTAGATTCTAAAAATCCAGGAGTTTTAACAAGATAATCTATATAAGTAGATGCCTTATTAAATAAAGGTTCTTTTATTCTATTAACTCTTTCAAGATTAACATCAACTATATTATTTTTTGAGGTTAATTTATATTTTGGATATTCCCCTGGAAAATCTTTTTTAAAATCATCTATTAGTTCATTTGCTTTATCTAAATACATTTGTTTTTTTTCTACATCTGCAGTTTGATATGCATTTTTTATTAAACCCGTTGCAGCTAAATCTAATTGTGGCCCTTTAATCAATCTATTAAAATCTTTTGGACTTGGTACAACATTTAAAGCTGCTTTTTTAATTTCACCTAGCATGTTTGTAGAAATAGCTTGTTGTAATCCATATACATGTTCTGCACCCGCTGCATAAGGAGTAGAAGTTAAAGATGGAAATAATTTTCTAACAGGATAAACAACTAATCTATTTACTAAACTTCTATATTCATCTCTTGTCATTCCTAATGCTTCTGCTGCTGTCTGCTCTCTTCTTTGCAAACGTTCAAATTTATTTATAACTTTTTCTTTAGCTCCTACAGAAGAAGGCATGAAATTTTCCATTTCTTCTCTAATAAGTTGTCTTCCTCTGCTAAGACTAGATGTTGTTGCGCTAGGACCACCAACTAATCTTATATATTCTGTATTAGGAGATAACTTTCCACTTCCCCCTCTTTTAGCCAAATAAGTTGAAACAGATCCTGGATAATTTTCTTTAAAATATTCAATCGCTTCTTTATTTAAATTTTCTACAGTTCCTTTTTTTATTGTTCCTTTTGCATCTACGTAATTAGAAATATTATCTTTATAAAATTTTTTTAATCTATTTAAATTTAAATTAACATCTTGATTTTTTTTAATTGTTTCATTTAAAACATTTGATTCTTCGTTTTGTTTTATTTTTCTATAAAGAGTTGTTTCAAAAGCACTAGCAAATTTATTTTTTCCTCCTGTCTTATTGCCATACATTTTATTCAATAAATTATTTTCAATGGCATATTCATTTTTAATTTGTTCTGTAGATTTTCCTTGTTTTAATTTTTCAAGAATATAATCATCAGTTAAATTAGAAAATTCACTATAAAGAAGAGGTCTGTTCATTTTTATCTTTTTTTCTTTTTAAACATTGTTCCAATACCTTTATCTAAAGTTCTATCTAAATCAGAAAACATTTTATTATAAGTTAATTTAGTTCCTAATTTGTAACCCACTCTTCCACCGGTTGCATTAGGTTCTCTACCTTTAACATCAAAATTTTCTAATATGTTTTTATTATTAATATCGTCTACTACTTTTTGTATTTTTTTAAATCCTTCAGGATCATTTTCTTTTGCAAATTTTGTAAAAGCTTCTGCAGTCTTTTCATCTGATATATTAAATTCTTGTCCTGGAGGAGCTATTCTATTTGGTGGTGGAACTTTATCTAATCTATTAATAGATGTTATATAGTCATAAGCTTCTGAATATAAGTCATGTTGTTTATCTCCTGATAATTGATCATAAGCTTTTTTATATTTTTGTTCAGCCATGACTTCTGCAAGTTCTTGAGCAGCTGTCTTGGGTTCTTTATAATTTGGAAATATTTCATCGGCAGCTTTTGCTGCGGTTTTATATCTATCTTGCACTTGTTCAAATGTAGTAGCAGGTTTTACTGGTTCTAAATTAACTTTACCTGTTTTTATGAAATTTAAAGTTTGTTGTTTTCTAGGACCATATAATCCTTGTCTTAATTTTTCAAATGTATCAAAGTCTAATCCTTTTTCTTCTGCTTTAAGTAATAATCTATTTTCTGTTTCTATACTCTTTCTTTGAAAATCAAGATCTTTATTTCTTCTTCTAGGATCTAATGAATCAATAAATTCTAAACGTGAATCAAGATATTGTTTTTGTTTTTCAAAAGTATTTATTTCAGATTTTGTTAATTCATCAATCTTATCAGCTATATTACCAGATCTCTCATCAATTGGTAATCCACCTAATGTTCTTTCTTCTTCTGCAAGTTTAACTGGATTAGTAACATCTCTTACTTCTCCTGTTTTAGGATTAACAGATTCTTTGAAAGCTTTCTTACCACTTAACTGTGCATTTACATCATCTACTAAACTATCAATTCCTGTTTTTGTATTAACTGCTTTTTCAGCTTTAGAAAACATTTCTGGATAAGTTGCATTTAAATATTCTAAGTTATTACGAAACTGCATCAACTCATCATCACTTGCTTTAGATAAAAACAAAGAATCAGTTTCAACTAATTTTTTTAATTTTTCAGGATCTGCCTTTTCACCAAACTTACTTAAATCTAAATTAAAAGAATTTTTAATATCAGGTAATCTTGTGACATCCGTTGCAACACCAATCTTAGGTTTAATTCCCATCTTCTTTAAAAGATCAAAGATAGTTGCTGTTAGTGTTTTATCTATTATACCCATTAGTAATACTCCACATTGTCTTGGATAATTGGTTCATCCACATAATCTTCAGGGTGCTCCAAAAATCCTCCTTGTCTAAACCTCATTAATGCCTGTGTCATTGAGTCTACGAGGTCATCATGATCTCCAAAAGGAAATGCCGCGCATTCCTCAATAACCTCTTCTGCAAAATCCGCCTCTGGCGCCCATATTTGTCCACTTTCAAAAAGTGGAGCAACAGCGTTTACTCTGGAATGTTTATCATTTCCTTTGCTGGGTGTAAAGTTGATAACGGGTATTCCCATCTTACGTAATTCATAAGTTAGCGGTAATCCTGACGCTTTTGATTCTATGACTACTGAATCAGGTCGCCAATAATAGTATTGTTGTAATGCTTCACGTCTTAGCTCTGGAAACTCTAATCGTTTTTTTAATGAATCTAATAATATTAAATTAGGCCCTGAATCTTCAGTTGGATAAAATACTCCCCAAGTTGTGATGGCTGAGTAGTCAGCAGTTTCTCTTTTTAAAAATGCAGTATCATAACTTTGAATCACATGTTCTAAAGCTGGAATATAATCTTTGTCCCATCTACGCCACCATTCACGTTTAATGATTGAACCTTCTTCTGATGTAGGATTCTGCATCCATTGTGCATTCCATTTTTGAATTGATAGAGATGCTTTAACTGATTCTAATTCTGATAACTTCCAATACTCTGGCCATACGGGTTTATTGTTTGGAAGAATAGCTGGAAACTGAACCACTTCCCATTGATCTGATTTAATTCCTTTTTGAGCCCC